GCCTACGAACAGCAGCAGGAGATGGATCAGCGCGCCGCGGAACTGGAAGCGCAGCAGGCCGCGGATGCGGCGCGCGCCTCCGAGGGTCCGCAGGCGATGGGGTTGAGGCCGCAGGCTGCCGGGCAGTCGGTATCTGCCGGCGGGGTGTCGGGTATGTCGCTCTTCGAGCCGCGCCCCCGGCGCACCGCGGCCCGCCGCAGCATCCAAGGCTACTAGGTTGTCCGAGAAGACCGACTTCTACAAGCAGCACCTGGGGGTGCTGAAGACCGCGCGCTCCACTTGGAACACGCAGTGGGAGGAGGCGGCTGCCCGCATCTTGCCCGCGCACCGGGACTCTTTCTTCGGCAGCCCTGCTTCGCAGGGCATGGAAGGCCAGAAGAAGACCGAGCAGCAGTTCGACTCGACCACTTCCCTAGCCGCGCATCGGTTCATGGCGATCATCGAATCCCTTGTCACACCGAAGGGTTCGCCCTGGCATCTCCTGAAGGTCACGGACAAGACGCTGCAACGCAACCGGCAGGTGCGCCAGTTCTTCGACGATCTGAACGAGAAGCTGTACGACTATCGCTACCGCCCGGTCGCGAACTTCGTCAACAACGTCCAGCAGGTCTACCTCGGGCTTGGCGTGTACGGGAATGGTGTGCTGTACATCGATCGTCCGGACAAGCAAAAAGGGCTCCGGTATCGGAACATCCATATCGGCGAAGCGTACTTCGTCGAGAACCACGCCGGGGTGATCGACACGCTGTACCGCGAGTTTCCGCTTGACGCCCGGCAGTTGATGCAGAAGTTCCCCGACACCTGTCCGCAGGAAGTGCGCGATGCCGCGAAGCTGGCGACGCAAAGCGGGAAGAAGTACAACGTGCTGCACGCGGTGCATCCGCGCGAAGATCATGTGCCTGGGATGCTCGGCGCGCGCGGGATGCCCTTCGTCTCGATCTACATCCTGCTCGACACAGCAGAGTCGCCGGTTCTTCAAGAGGGCGGCTACTCGAGCTTCCCTTACGCAGTGTCGCGCTACACTCAAGCCTCCGGCGAGACGTACGGTCGCGGGCCGGCGCAGTACGTGCTGCCCTCGATCAAGACTTTGAACGAGCAGAAGAAGACGGTGTTGAAGCAGGGCCACCGCATCGTCGACCCGGTGCTGCTCGCGCACGACGACGGGCAGTTGGGAAACTTCAGCCTCAAGGCCGGAGCGATGAACGCCGGGGGCGTGAATAAGGACGGCAAGGCGCTCGTACAGGTTCTGCCGACTGGCAACATCGCGGTCGGGCACGAGATGATGGACATCGAAAAGGCCATCATCGAAGACGCCTTCCTCATCACCTTGTTCCAGATCCTTCTGAAAGAGCGGCCGCAGATGACCGCGACCGAAGTCCTGGAGATCGTGCGCGAGAAGGGCGTGCTTGTCGCGCCGACCGCGGGCCGCATCGAATCGGAATTCCTCGGGCCGATGCTCGAGCGCGAGATCGATCTCTTCGCGATGCAAGGGCTTCTGCCCGAGCCCCCGCCGATGCTGCGGCAGTACATGGCCGAGTATCGCATCGAGTACGACTCGCCGTTGTCCAGAATGCGCCGCTCGGAGAAGGCGTCGGGTTTCACGCGGGCGCTGAGTCAAGCGGCCGAGTACACGAAGATGACCGGCGATCCGTCGCCCTTGGATCACTTCAACTTTGACGCGGCGATGCCTGACGTGCTCGACATCATGGGCGCCCCGGTCGCGTGGACGCGCACTCCGGAAGCAATTCAAGAACTGCGCGCCGGTCGCGCGCAGGCCGCACAAGTTCGACAACTGGTAGACGTAGCCCCTGCACTCGCGAGTGTCGCGAAAGGATAAGCTCTGAGCCTCTTAGATCGCGCCCGCCAGTTTCTAGGCACAAGGCGCCAGGCGTACCGCAGGACTTTCTCAGGTCCGGTCGCGGAAGAAGTTCTCAAGGATCTGGCGAAGTTCTGCTTCGCTACGCAATCCACTACGCACGTCAACGAGCGGGCGCAAGCCATGCTCGAAGGTCGGCGCGCGGTGTGGTTGCGCATACAGGAACACCTTCAGCTTCCCGAAGAAGAGTTGTGGAATCTTTACGACGGGAGGGTCGATGTATCGTAGAGGCGAGCAGATCGTCCACCACGAGCACATGAACTTCGTGCTCGCGCACGGCGCGTTGGGCGACGTGATTACCTCGCTCCCGGCCATCATCGCCGCGCGCCGGCTGTACCTGGACGGCTTGACGATGAATGTGTGGGTGCCCTCGCACTTGCTGGAACTCGTCAAGGTGTTGCTCGCGCCATATGGGACGTTCGTCTTCAAGCGCTTCGAGGATTTTCCGATGAAGGCCGCCGACCGCGACGTGCAGCAGATGGGGCCGATCTCCTATAACTACATGCAGTTGAATACGCACACCCGCAATCGCGTGCACATGGTCGACTACGCTTTCGGCTGCCTGACGGACTCCAAGCCCGAGAGTATGGCCGAGCGCAACTACCCGACCGCGGCGCCGATCGGGCCGTTCTCGGGGCCGATCCCGTACGTCGTCTTTCCTGTCGGGGCAACCTCCGACAACAAACTCTTCCGGGCGAGCGTGATGGCACCGATCCTGAAGTGGGTCATCGCCAACAAGTACACCCCGGTTATAGTCGGCACCGACAAGAGCTTCGTCAAGGCGCAGAACTCGACCGGCATCCAGCCGATCGTGCTGCGCGACGAGACGGAGTTTCTGTCGGACGATCTGCTCGCGCAGTGCCTGGACTTGCGCAACAAGACGACGCTTGTGCAACTGCGCGACATTTGCGGGCACGCTTCCGCTGTCGTTGGCGTGGACGGCGGCACGCTGCATCTTGCCGGCACAACTGACACGAACATCATATACGCCCTGACGACGACCGTGCCGAAGCATCGCGTCATCGTTCGGCGCGGCGATCCCGGTCACAACATCCGCTACGTCGTGCCTCGCGATCTGGAGTGCGCGGGATGTCAATCGAACTGGCGCATGTCGTATCAAGACTTTCGATTCTGTGCATACGGAGATTCGTTGTGTACGGAAAAGCTGGACCCGGAAAATTTCATAACCGGCCTGAAAGAGCTTGGGCTCTGACGGCGTAGACTATCAAGGAGAGAAGAATGGCAGATGCACAAGGTGGGACGGGCGGGGCTCCGGGCGATGCTGGCGCTGCTGGCGGTGGCGCTGGTGGTGCTCCTGGTGGTGCTGGTGGCGCTGGTGGGGGCGGTGCTGGCGGTGCAGGAGGCGCTGCTGCCCCCTGGCACGGACTGACAGAAGCGGCGGACATCGCGTACGTCGAGAACAAAGGGTGGAAGAGCACGCCCGAGATGTTCAAAGGCTACCGCGGCGCCGAGTCGTTGCTCGGGCGAGATCCGTCTACGCTCTTGACGATTCCGCGCGCAGATGACGCGGCCGGGTTCCGCGCGGCGATGTCGCGCCTGGGGATGCCCGAGACGCACGACAAGTACGAGATCGACGTGCCGAAAGGTGCCGATCCGAAGTACGGGGATTGGGCGAAGCAGACCTTCCATAAACACGGCTTGACGGCCGCGCAGGCAAAGGGACTGGCGAACGACAACAACGAGTTCCACGCGCAGCAGACTCAAGCCGCGGAAGCGACCTACAACCTGCAAGTCCAGACCGACAAGCGCGCCTTGGCGGTGAAGTGGGGTGGGGGCTTCGAGCGCAAGATGTCGGCGGCGCAGACCGCGGCGAAGTCCTTGGGCATGTCAGGAGAGCTGGTCGAAGCGATCGAGCGGCACATGGGCTACCAAGCGACGATGGAGTACCTGTCTGAGCTTGGCGCGAAGATGGGCGAGGCCGAGTTCCACAGCGGCACGACGAGAGCGGGCTTCGGTACCATGACGCCGGAAGAGGCGAAGATCGAGTACCAGAAAGCACTCCTTGACCCGGCGTTCTCGAAGGCGTTGATGGACGCGAGCCACCCCGGCCACAAGGCGGCGAAGGATCGGAAGGCGCAACTCTTCGGCATCGCGTACCCCGGATGACCGACGAGCAGATGATCCGTATGCGCTGCGTCGAAGCAGCGGTTAAGTTCCCGAACGCGCACAGCGAAGGGCAGGCGATCGGCGCGCTCGAGATGGCGAAACTGTACGAACACTTCATCCTTCATGGTGAGGTTCCTGCGCTGAAGAACCTCCTGTAACACCCGTGTGCTAGACTTAGGACATGGGGAGGCGCGCGGACAAGGTTCGCGCCCCCGCAAGTAGCGCCGCCCATGATGGCCCCCGCGAAGGGATAAGCCGGCGAAGCGTCAGCCAGATCGACGCAAGTTGGCAACCCTATTTCGGAGGCAATCGTGCCCGATCAAATCACGGTAGCATCAGTACAGCAGTACAAAGCCTCGGTCGAACTGCTCATGCAGCAAGAGCAGACCCGACTCCGCGGCGCAGTCTCTACCGGCTCTCACGTCGGTAAGTCCGCCGCTTTCATCGAACAATTCGGCGAAACAGCCGCAGTCGAGCAAGTCCAGCGGCACGAAGACACGCCGCTTCTGGAAGTCCCGCAAGACAAGCGTTGGGTGTTCCCGCGCGACCTGAAGTGGGCGAGCTTGATCGACCCGCAGGATACGCTTCGCATGCTGGTCGACCCGGTGAGTTCGTATGTACGGGCCGGCACGGCGGGGATGAATCGTCAGATCGACGACTTGATCCTCGCGGCCATCTTCGGCACCAACTTCACCGGCGAGAACGGCACGACCCAGGAAACCTTCGGCACGCTCGGCACGGGCACTTACGACGTGGCGAATTCGGTTGGCGGGACGGCCTCCGGCCTGAACGTCGCGAAGTTGCAAATGGCGCTGCGCCTTCTGATGACCGCCAACAAGGGCGATCTGATGGAAGCGCCGTACTGCGCGATCTCTTCCTACGAGCACGATCTGCTCCTGAAAGAGCCGCAAGTCACCAGCCGCGACTTCTCTTCGGGACTCGTCCTGGAAGACGGCCGCATCAAGCGTTTCCTTGGGTTCAACTTCATTCTCACCGAGCGCCTGACTGTCACCGCCGGGGACCGCCTGGTTCCGGTGTGGTTGAAGAGCGGGATGTATCTCGGCGTCTGGAACGACCTGATGACTCGTGTCAGCGAGCGCGCCGATAAATCACACGCAACGCAGGTGTATCTCTGCTACACGATGGGT